AGTACAGCAAACATTTGATCGCTGTAGACATCCAGCACTGCCTGCAGCTGTTGGCGGCGCTCTGTTGGGATCGACGGGCCTGGCTCTAGCCTGCACCACTTGCGCTGTGGTGGAAACACCACAGATTGCAACCGGTTGGCAAAGCGCTGGGTCGAGTTGATAGCAGTCGAGTCAAACACCCGCGCCATCTTCTTGCTGCCGGTCGCGCCGCCTTCCCACACACCGTAGAGCTGTCGCTGCGGCAAGGCAAACTCGTAGGCATCCTGGTACAGCTGCTGAAACTCATCCTTTTTTGTCTGAGCTGCAGCCTGCCGCTTGATGATCTCTTCGGGTTTTAGCCGCATCCCGCCGAGTGGTTCTTTGTATGCCATGATTATTCGTCCTTGTTTAGCTTGTACTTTTCCAGCAGGTTGCGACCTTTTGCTGCCAGCCTTGCTGCTGCACCTGCTGTGCGCGGCACCGGCTCGCCCCAAGCATTTGCTGCTAGCGCCAGCCTAGTCGGATCACCGTCATCATCAACCAGCGGCCCGCTTGGGTTGGTATAGAACCGAGTCAGGAAAGATCCTTTGCGCCGTGCGCGTTCGCCCGATGGTGAAGATTCTTTAACCCCAGGCTGCAGGTTCTTGCTCTCACCGGAGCGCTCAAACTTTCGCCTGCCAGCTTCGGTCAGCCCACCTTCAGGGTCGCGCAGCTGTGGCATTTAGTCTTCCTCTTCGAGCTCTGCTTCGTCCATCATGTCCTTCAGGCCGCGCATTGGCTTCTCTGGCTTCTTGGTGGACATGTACTGCGCAATCTTTTTACGCAAAGCCGGTGGCAGCTTCGACAGCTCGACCATGCCCTCTTTGTCTTCGTATTCTTTTTCGATAGAGATTTCGATCTTCATTTGCTGCCCTTTATAAATTCATCAACACTTACACTGATTTTGCGTAATCGCCAAATGCTAGTTTTCTAGCGGCGTGATACGCAGCTTTTGCATCTTCAGCAGTGTCAAAAACCCCTAAATACTGGTGATCACAAACAGCTTCGTAGCGAGGTTTTGTATATCGTTTAGTCCTGATGGTGTACCCGCGACTATTCCTATTGCCTTGTTGCTGGCGCTTATTGGCAACACGCAAATTTTCAATGCGGTTGTCGGCTCGGTTACCGTTAATATGGTCAACTGTTTCAGGCAAATAGCCATGCGCAAGAAGAAAAACCATGCGGTGCATAAGCACTCTACGAATCTTGCCTTCAAAACGCACGCCGGTTCCAAGGTATCCATTCACCATTGGAGTGCCACGCACAACACAGCGAGGCCCGATAACCTCATTATTGACAAGCGAATACCTGCTCAATATATATTGCTCAAGATTCATTTGTCGTTTCCCTTTCTTGCTGCCCACATATTATCCACAAGCGAGGGATAGGGTCGGCCTGCCTTCTGAGCTCGACGCATCGCGCTGCGCTTCTCCGAATCGGATAGCTTCTGTGGCTTGCCTAGACCCTTTGGCCTTGGCTTATCCCATACCTCTTTCATCACTTTCCTTTCTTGGCCATACCGGCCTCGGACATGGCAATCGCAACAGCCTGGTCGCGTGACTTAACCTTGTCACCGCTGGAAGATTTCAGCTTGCCTGCCTTGTACTCGCGCATGACTTTGGAAACCTTGCTCTTCATCTTGTCTTCTTTGTCGTAATGTCCTGGCATGGTCAAGTCTCCTGTAGCATTGGTCGGGTTGCGCGTCGGCTGACAGCGCCCAAGCGTGCAGCCTTGCGCTCACCTACTTCGCGCTTAAAAGCAGATTCTGTTTCTGCTTTTTTGGCAGCAAATTGTGAAGTGTCAAACTCTGCAATGGCTGGCTTAACTGGTGCAGATGGTGCTTTAGGTGCTGTTTCTGTAAATTTTGGAATTGGTTTTTTTTCGTAATAGGTGTATGACTCTTGTGCTGGGTAATAAGTAATAACGCCCGTCGTTGGTTCATACCACGGCTTGTACGTTGTTCTTGTACCTGTTTTTGCAATTAAAGGATCTTTTGCAATCTCAGCCAGAGTGACGTTATAAGCATCTAGTTTGCTTTGGTATTGAGATTTTTGAGACTCAAATGCTGGCATCAGTTCGGTCTGATACCGTTTCACCTCGGATTCATACGGTGCCATCCTCTCGGCAACCATCTTCTGGTAGTCAGCAAAGCTCTGCTGATATTGGCCGGTCATCGACTCAATATTTTTTGAATACTGCTGCGCAAGACGTTCAATGTCTGACATCCTGCGCACCTTCGTGCGCTTTTGATAGAGTGTCTCTGCCATTATTGCAGCCTCATCCCTGGTGAAAACTCAGCCGATGTGATGCCCAGCTCTGGTGTTAGACGCTCCTGCGACAACAGCGCTCTGCGGCCACCACGGGTGCGAGCCTTTAGCGCAGAGGCTTCAGATGCTGCAGCCTTGCGACGCTCCTCGTCAGCAGCTTCCTGCACTTCCTTCGCCTTCTTCTCCATCTCCAGCTTGTTCTCTTGGTACTGGAGCTGCTGCTTCTGGAATTGTTCTCTAGCAGTTAGTGCCTGCTGCTCAAGCGACGCGCCCTGCTTTGCGTACTCAGCGGTCTGCCGCGACATTTCCATGCGCATTGCGGCTGCGTCGGAGGCCTGCTGTTTTAATGCTTCAGCTTGCTGGCGTTCAGCGGCTCGACGCGCTTTGTTTGCTTCATTCGCTTGATAAGCAGATCCAGCCAATACAGCAAATGCAATTAATGCCATGTCATTCTCCAATCACAGCCCGATCAACTGCATCGGGATTTTTTTCGTCAGTTGCGTGGACACAAAACCAAACAGAATCTTCAATCGCAGAGATTGTGTGATTTGCTCCTGCCTTAATGTTTATACAAGCAGGAGCCTGGTATTCAACCGTTTCGCCATCAACCTCAACAACAACAAAACCTTTGGCAAGCACACTCAAATGGCTATACACATGCTTATGTTGCAATATGTAATGGCCTTCTGGAATATGTATTTCCTTGGCATAAAGGCCATCAGAAAAGTGATGGGCTAATCGTTCGTCGGTATTTGGCACGCTCATATAGCAAGCAATTCTATTGGGTTTTCAAAAGGTTGCAACCATAAAGCTATATTGCAGATATACCTCATGCAAAAATATCGAAGTCCATCTTCGCCACCGTCAGTCCGGGTGCCTTGCCGCCCAGGCTGTGGACTCTTGTCATGCGGTTATATTCGCCGCCACCAAGCATCAAATACCCGAATGAGTCGCCAATGTGCGAGTGTTCGTTCTTGTTGGGCGCATCTCGGAACCGCTCTTGCCCTGCGCCGACCGCAACGCGCTTGAAGTGGTAGCCACCGGCCAGAGCTTTGCGCAGTAGCTTGCAGTTGCGGTTGACGATCAGCCCTGGCTTGCCGTCGATCAAGCGCTGCATGGGCGCTGCGGAGGCTTCTCGGCGTACCTTGAAGTCGTTGCTGGCAGTAGGTTGAGCCTTCAGCCCCAGTGTGCGCAGGAAATCAAAGGCAGTTACCTCATAGATGGCATCACGCGCCATGCCGGCAGGGTCGCCCCAAATCATCACCTGGTGCTGTGGGTATCGCGCATTGAGTTCTGCCAGCAGTTGCATACCGAATCGCTCGAGCCCCATGTCAAATGTCACGATTTCATGGTGGATTACCCAGCGGCCATTGGGTAAACGCTGGCCAATGGTGGCAGCTGGGGTCAATCCGAAGTCGAGTCCAACCTGAATCGGCACATCAAGCGACAGCTCGGTTTCACCCGACATGGTCGAATCGTCATATTCAGGCCAGACGGGTCGGCCTTCTTGGACGTAGGTGTACAGACCGCCTGCGTAGCACTTGATCCAATCCAGGTTCTTACCCAGCAGCATCTGCTGGTAGTAGCCGCCGGGTAGGTTGTTGACGTTCTCGGCCTTGGGGTTGACCTTCCACCACTTGCCAGCAGCAAATATATGGTCGTTGGCCTCGGGATTGTCGGGCAGGTGTTCAGGATCGACCTCGATCACGCCACCAGGTTGCTGCCAAAACTTCCAAGCGTACTGGCCGGTCATCTTTTCCTTGACCGCCATGTTGTGCCACCAGTGATCGTCATCGGGCGGGTTGGTATCCATCCAGATACCGTGCCAAGTAGCACCGCCATCGCGCTTGGTTGGGTAGCGTCCGACCCGGTGGGTAAGGCCATCGATCACCGCCTTGGGCAGTTCCCGCGCTTCGTTGACCCACGCACCGGTCAATTCTAGCGACAGCAGCTTTCTAACGTCTTTTGGCTGGTCAAGTGCTAAGAAAATGACTTCCATATCGATGCCTGCGGCCTCACCGCGGGCTGGTAGCCGGATGTGGTGGGTGATGGGTGGGGTGTGCATCATCGGCCCGAAGGTGGATTCGGGGAACAGGTCGAGCCAGGTCTTAATGGTGGTGGTTTTCAGCATGGGGTAGCTGTTTCGCACTACCGCCCAGCGCGAATACCGGATGTTATCAATCGGGCTTGGCTTCTGTTGAATCGCCTTCTTGAAGATCTTTGCCGCGCAACCGTAGCTTTTGCCGGAGCCCACCGGCCCCATCACGCCCTGAACGAAGGCGTTGCTCTGGAAGAAGTCGTAGATCACCGGGCTCTCGCTGAAGTCGAACCTCAGACCCTCGCTCGATACCGTCTTGCTGGACTGTTCTTTCGTTTTTGCCACGTTTCCTCCAGAGACTCATTTGGCCTTTAGTTCTCGGCGAAGTTTCCTGATCTCAGCAATCAGCGCCTTATGATAAATGTGCATCCGGTGCAGGTGCCGCGCATACTGCGGAAACCCAAGACCTTGCAGCTCTGCCACCAGATCCGGCG